TCCCACTCATTACCGCTACCGCTATTTTTATCTAAATCTACACCCTGCATAGCAGCAGAAAACTTTTTATCACTATAGTCTAGTTCTCTTTTTATCTGTAATGTTGCTGTCAATTCTTGCATAGACATTGATGACTCAAGTTGATCGTAGTCTTTCCATATACCAAGAAGGAAAACCTCTGATTCTAGTTTTGCTAGGTCTAAAGTATCCCAAGAAGAACCGCTTTCAACTGCTTGATCTTTAACAGCATCATCTGACTTCTGGTTAATTTTGATTCCTGCTGCTACATCAATTATGTCATAGATGGTTGGCAAATCTAGATTATCTTCTAGATCTTCAATAGTTTTAATTGATGGACAGTACTGTTGCATAGCAACTAATGCACATTGAGCAAGCACTGCTATTGACTCATCATCAGTTTGCGCTTCTTTGATAGTCTCAAAAGTTTCAAGAAACTCTCTCAAGTATTTTATTTTTAGTGGTGCAGCAACAATAACCCTGTCATCTACCAAGGATATTTTCTTTGTATCATATATTTTTGTTGCCATGATATAAGTATACCAAACAGAAAGGCCCAACCCCGAAGGATTGAGCCTCTCATATTAAGTTGTATTATGCTGCCAATGAGCGGTCTACGATCTTACCGTAAGACGCATTGTCATTTGGAAGAAGACGGAATGAAACTTCAAACATTGTTGCTTCATCACGCTTTGCAGATACTGTTACGTTCTCAATTGAGAGTGCACGGTATGCTACATAGATTCTTTCCTTTGGATCTAGAGAAGAACCAGAACCTGGTCCTACTGCTACAAGACCACGCTCTAGTGGAACGTCGCCGATATCTCCAGCAGACATCTTCATTGACTGAAGTCCTGTTGAAGTTGTTAGATCTGTGTCACTTCCTGCAATTGCTACTAGAAGATTTTCTAGTGTTGCTTCTGCGAAAGATGTATTTAGATTAACTGTCATACCTTGCTTGAACAAACGAGCAACGTCGAGAAGTTGATCTACTGCTACATCACCAAAATCTGGCTGGAATGCGAGTTCCAAACCATTTGATGTGTATCCTATGTTTGTGTACGCTTCATCAGATGACAAAGTTTCCTTATAGGATGTTGCGGATGCTGTAAGAACTGGAAGATCTGATGCTGCTTGAGTATCAGTAATCTTGTTAGTTGCTGAATCGTATCCGATTGGGCCTGCATCATGAGTAAAGAGTGCTGCTGCACCTACGATGATGTTACTACTTGAACCACGGCTGTATGCCATATTTCTCACCTCTTTCATTTTATTAAAAGGGGGTTGTTTCCTCACCTTAATTATACAGGCTTTTTATTATGGATTTACTGGGTGCCAGTCGTAATCTATGATTATCTTATTACCAGCATAAGTACGGGCTGTACCAAAGTCAACGATATCTCTTGTTTCTTCAAGTTGGTATATCTTAAAGTTATGAAAGAAAAGTGGCTTAGAGTCTGCGTTCCATGCGGAAGCATTTGCTGCTGCCCAGTCATTTATGTCTTTTGCTGAGTCATCACCATTATCTAATAAATCACTTACCTGCTGCTGAGTAATGACCATGTTTCTCTGAGCGTTATCACCAACAGAGTAGAAATAATAAAGAAGTTGTTCACACTTAATGTATGGGAATGGCACTCTTTTCATTTTAAACATTCTATCGTAAACACCAAACACTCCAGTGCTTTGTGGAAATGTTTCAGTTAGAGAGTCTATCTCGGTTGGCAGGGTTGGGAAAAAGTATGTAATCTGGCCCTGTGTACCAAAGTCCATCTTAGAATTAAGGTAAGCATTAATAATTGTTGGAGGGTGGTGGATTACTGCAGTCATTATACACCCATCCCTGCATTAGCAATCCATCTGTATCCAGTGGAGATTCCCTTTGCCTTACCTGATCTTTTCCCTGCTGGCATATTCTTCTTGTATGCTATTGGGTTTTCTAGATACTTTGCTACACCACTTGTTCTTAAAAATGCTTGTGAGAAGTATTTATTAAAGAACATATCAAATGCTTTTTCAAAACCACCCTCGACATCGTTTCCTCCAGGATTTAATACTTCAACTGGACCTCTAGTAAAAATTGTTTCTCCTCCATCTTCAAAAGCCAAGACCTGTGCAACCTTGGGTCTTATTGTAACTGGAATACCTTCTTCCATAATTCTTGCTTTGTTGTAGAATGGAGTTCTAGACCCATTCTTAATTGATGTTGATTGGCTAAAAGATGATCTAAAAGATAAGCCTAGATTGCTTGTTGTATAGGATATGTCATAAAGTCTTGCGTCTGGGCTTCCTGTTTGATGCCACTCATACACATGGTGTAGCATCTCTGGGTTTACTCTTGCATTTGAGTCTATGAATTCTTTCATTAACTCTACCGTTTCCATTCCCAAAGTTTTTAAGAATGCAGTTTTGCCTCTGTGAACACCCTCTAGAAAACCTATAGAGTAGTTAACAATATTATTCATTTCTTTTTTAAACTGGTTTGAGTTAAAGGCTGCTATCATACATCACCTGCTTGATTTTCTGATCTTCTGATAACTAACTTGTAAGACTCAACTACTCCAAATGGCCCAGTGAAAGGCTCGTATGTCGCTATCTCAAATAGGGTTCCCTTACCAGATCTAGGACCAGAAGTTTCCATGTAGATAAGATTTCCTTCTTGATCTTTAATGTCAGAGATTAATATATTAGTTAAAGCATTTTTGCTATCAAGCAAGGAGATTCTAATATCAGATTTTATTCTTCCTACCAAAATAGTATTTTGTGTTATGTTTACATTTGGCTTTACTTCTTCTTTAAATGCCGAACCTCCTGAAGAAAAACTACAGGCAAAAACTCTATCTAAAACCCACTTCTTTTTTATTGCTCCAAAGTCACCCTGCTCAACTATAGGATGATATACAGAGGCTTGCATAGGAAACATGAAGTCTGGACTTTCGCAAACTGTCATTATAGTACCCCAATTTTTGTAATAGACTTAGCATACTTTGAGAGTATCTTGTCTACAATTATGTTTCCTGTTCCTTCGAAAAGACCCTTATCAAACTGAATTCTGTATTGATCTGTGTTGTAAGAAGAAATAAATCTCTTGTAGTAATCTAACTTTCCACACTCTAAATCATGAACGAGCATCTCTGTTGCTCTAATAATATCTGATGGCACTGTTGTGTATCCGTATTCAACAGTCACTAGGTAATCCCAAGTCTTGCCAAAACCTCTGTACACAAATTGTGGATCTAAATAGTCTGAGGCTGCTGCTGGTAAAACTAATGGGGAGGATTCTGCACGATTAATGTTGTCAGAAGACTTCTCAATAATTGCTGTCTTGTCTGATGATACTTCGTACTGTCTATCTTCTACTAACTTATTGTTTTCATATACCGTCAAAACTTTTTTAACATCATCCCAAATTGGAAGATAGTCAGATCCTGTTCCTGTAAAATGCAAAACCTTTTTCTTATAATAAAAACCTTCTGGAATTACAGAGTCAATAACTGCTCTTGCAATTTCTTCATTAGTTGCATACTCTAAAACATCTGAAGCAGTTGTTGCTTTAGTGTTTGGATCAACATATGGTCTTACGACTTCGTAGGTTTCATCCTGAAGTTCTAATTCTTCTTCTGTTCCAAGATCTGCAATAATCTCAACTCTATAAGAGGAGTCATACTTTCCTGATAGGATAGTCTGTATTGTTTGACCTGAACTAATGTTTGTAAGTGTTGAAGTTGATACTGAAAGGTCCGCCATATCTGTTACGTTAACAGTTATATCTGATGACGTGACTCCCGCAGGAACCACAAAGCCAACAGTTATATCTGAATATGGCGAAACTCTCAATATCTCCATCTTTAATTATCCAAAAGCCTTCTGGACTTCTTCTGGTGAAGCAATGCGAATATGCCCACGAGTAAGCCACTTCTCTGCCTGTGCCTTTGTAACAATGTTGTAGCCCTTAGAAATTGATCCAACCTCTTCCCAACGAACGCTCTTTGTTGAGTGAAGTGCAACCTTTTCTCCTAGGTCAGAACTTGCATTACTGATCTTCTTTTTTGGACCATCTGCTGCCAATGATGAAATAGCGCCTGTTCTTGAAAATCCTAGTGCCTGAACTGGTTCTTCTGCTACAGGTGCTTCGACAACTGGTGCCTCAAGTGCTGGTGCTTCTACAACTGGCTCTGCTACTAGTTCTACAACTGGCTCTACTGGTGTCTCTACCGCTGGGGTTTCGACAACTACTGGCTCTTCTACATGATCTGCTGAAGAATTATTATTGTGATTATTGTTTTCCATTGTATCCTCCTTGTTTGTATTATATCATTAAAGTATTAAGGGGGACAGGAGAGTGAACTCCCGCCCCCCATTAAAGGTACTATCTACAGATTATGAATCTGAAGCAGCGTCAGCGAATGCAATTGCATCCTCTTCTTCCCACTGAATACCAAAGCGGACGAATACTGTGTACTCAATTGTGTCCTTCTTTGCTACGTATTCACGGTTTACAGTGATGTCACGCTGGAATCCCCATACACGGTTTGCAGGGAATGTCAAGTCGATATAGCCTGCTGGGTAGTAAGGAACTTCCTGAACTTCGATTCCGAGAACACGAGTTGTACGTGCTCCACCG